TTGCTACTACCGGAACACCATGCAGATCGTCTATCAGCAGACCTACAGGATCGCCATCCTTTTCAAATACCTGTTCTCTCTCTACATCAAATTCCCAACGCCAATACCGGGCCTTGCCGTTCAAAGGATCCGGAAGTCGACCGTCTTGAGATTTAGGATCTCGGTTCCATTCTACGTTAGAGCGCAGTCCAATAGCCTGTATCAGACTGTTAAAGTTAGACTGTTGTCCGATTTTTAATTGATCGGTATCTGCTCGTGTTGGAACAGTTCTTGTGATATCAACTAATGTAACGATTTCGTATCTAGGCATAATATGCTACTATTTACAGAGATAAAAAAAGGGCGGAAAATTAATTCCGCCCCCACTTCCCATCCCTAGGAAATTAAATTACAGAGCTGCTTTGAAAGTTGCCTCAACTGTAACAGTTGCGCCTGTACCTGCTGCTGCATCTGTTGTGTCAAATGTACCAGTACCTTGTACACGCATAAAGATTACATCAGTTGTTCCGCTAACGAAAGCTGAACCATCTGCTGTGCCGATAGCTGCAACTGTGAAAGCATCACCAGTGTTGCTTGGTAGAGCACCACCAGAACCACCAGCTAAGGTGATTGCGTTACGGATTGCTGTAACGTTTGCGTCTGTCATGTTGCTTAAAGCTACCTTAACGATTAGCTCGCGACCAACGTCAGCTTGGTTGATAACATGCTTGCCAGCATTACCTGGAACTGTTGCAACACCTGTACCGCTGTTGTTGTATGTTTGATAAAATGAACTTAAATCTGCCATGATAATTTCTCCTCTTAATCAATAACCCACGCTCCGTGGGTGGCTTGTACTTTTATTTATCGATTTTGGAAAAAACGGTGCGATTAGGCGTTATTCTGAGCGATATGGTGTCCAGCGATCTCTAGGAACTAGCTTTACGCTGTCGTCGCCACTAACGTAGCCTTCACCGCCTGGTTTGCCGCCTGTGTGCGCTGTGATATCGCCTTCGGCAGCATCTAGTTCGCGGATTACTTCGTTTTTAGCTTTCATTAATTCTCTAACTAGGAAGAACATGTCCCCTAGAGCAGCTATTTCAGGATGCTGTTGAATCTTTTGTTGTTTGCCAGTACTGACTTTGCTTGTAGATAACCAAGCAAAGAAATCGTCAGTGTCTACGCTGTCTAGCTTTTTGTCTTTGGCTCGACTGTTAACATAGGTATAAATGATATTTTGAAAGTCACCGAGTCCGACTACTGGGGCTAGTAGTTTATTGATTTTGTCGCTGCTCTTGTTTGCTACCTGTTCTATGGCTTTGATATTATCGGCATTAACTGCTGGCTTAGTGGATGTGTATGTTTGTCCAAAAACTACTAACTCTGGATTAGCTGCGAATATTTCGGGTTCTGCAAAATCCTGACCGGATTTGTCACCAAAGTATTCAAATACTTTGTGAGCAGCCACAGCCACTTTGGCTTTAGCAATTTTACGTCCAACTTCGCTAGTACCTTTAACAGCATAGGTAGTTTGATTAGGAGTGAAACTAATACGGCCATCTGCACCTTGGTAAGGCTTACCTGGATGGAATAATATATCTCCGTAAACATAACCACGGAAGTCTTTAGGAGTAGCACGTTCGAAGATGGGCCACATTGCTGACATATCTCCAGCGAACTTCTCACGCCAGTCTTCTCCTTTGCCGCGGCTCATAATAAATTGTTTAAGTTCTTCTGGGCTAGAACTCTTTCCTTCTTCGCGACCCCAATTGTTTTTACCCACCATACGGAATGTGCCGTCTTCGTCGCGACCCCAATAGACCGTAGGATTGCCGTCCCACTTGAGAGATATTTTCTTTTCTGGTTGACTAAGGCTTTTTAGCACTTCTACAGCACGTTTCGCGCCATTGGTCTCGGTGAACACTAGGTCTTCGAGATGTTGGAATTCTCTGCCTACTTTCTTAGGAGCGGGCGCTTCGGCTTCTGTTAAAAATTCAAATGCTCTCATTTTACGATATCAATCATTTGGCGCATCCAGCCTATGCTACCTGGCTGAAAGGTTTCTATATTTTTGTTTTCGGGCAATGCCACACCTTGCCTACCTAATGTATCTTTGGCCGCTGCAATTAATTCATCGTAGTTAGGCAGCTTCTTGATAAAATTGATTATCGATTCCACAGAGCGAATGTCTTTTGTCGTTGCGGTCTGACCGAGTAACTGTTTAGCGATATTATTCCAATCGTCACCATTATCTATAGGTTCGTTTGTTTCGGGATCTACTAGACCAAACTTAGGAGAATATTTTAATCCCCTAGCTCTAGCGATACTAGACAATAGAATGTGCCGATGCTCGCCGCGATATTGTTTGCTTCCTCCGATCATCGATCCTTGTTGGAATTTAGGATTGGTAGAAAACATAAAATCTGCTTGCACAAATCCGTTGGCTTCGGCACCTTTGATGGGAGTTTTTAAGTGTACGTTGTCGCCACTTAGTTTAACACTGTCTTTGCCAAACTGTGCAATTAGTTTAGCAGCAAATTCTTTTTTATCTACTTCGTTGGCATCAACTGATAGATCTAAGTCACCCGAACTGTTCAATTCGAAAGTACCATCTGGGTCTTCCTTGCGACCCGTAGTACCTAGCCATTTGACTGGTTTCTTATCTTCCGGATCTACTTCGGCTGTGAAATCTAATCCGGTTATCTTTTCAATAAAGGCTATGGTTTCTGGTACATCGCTAGTGGAGATGCGCTGTGTCAAGGGCTGTTTATCTGCACCTTTAAATACATTCCCGCCTTCAAATAATTTATTCATCATCTTTGTCAAAGCTCGGTTTCTGTTTTCTGCTTTCTACTATTTTACGAACACCTCTAGTGAATTTCGCAGGGTCCTGACCCTTGATAGCATTAATAAACCGGCGTTCTAGCTCATCCGCTTGTTCGGGCGTATAGTAGTTTTGTAAGCTCTCTAATAGGTTTATAGCTGAATTAATAATATTCGTAGCTCTGCTTTCTATTAGACTGTCCTTATTGCGGACAGCAGCCATTTCATTAAGCTCTTGTAATATAGATCTAGTTCGTAATTTCATTACAGGAAAATCCTTATTGTATATTTAACCTTTTTATTATTTTAAAAAAAATCTATAATGTGCGATTGCACATTATTTGGTATAAATACTCAGTAGAAACCATAATAACGTTTCTGACACACATTTACACTTAGGAAAAACACACAATGTTAACACAGATTAAACAACTCTTACAAAGAGTTTTCAATCCAAGAAGCACATCTTACCAGTCAGATCTGGAAAGATTCATCATAAGCAAACACCCAACTTCCGTAGCAGAAATTGAACACTGGACCAAGGTCTTTGATCTTCGTCAAGGAGGAGGTTTCTATGGCCGCTAAAATCAAGAGATGGTTTGACGCATTTTGGAAATCAGTAGAAGAAGCGGGTATGGAACGTGCTCGTAGACACATAGAACAACACGGATATGGGAGATAGGAATGAAATCAATTTTTAAAAGAATACTAGATATTTTAGATTCTATGAGCAGGGCTAGGGCAGCTACACATTTCGTTAGGATGGGAAGGCCCGATCTAGCAAAAGCAATAATGCTCGGGGAAGATGTTAGAGTTTAAAGAGATACCCTATCACAAATGGGGACCTTATAAAAACCAATGGGGTTATATCACTACAATCGCGCAGTTTGATGTAGATGATATAATCCTACGGGTCATTACACCACATCAATCAATGATTGTAAAACGTTTCAGTGATTGGGAAGAATGTGCTGACGAGATTGACCTGATAGAACAAGATAGGAGATTTTAAATGGCACAAACATATTGGCAACCAATGACGGACGAAGACTGGGATTGGGTAAATGGTAAAACTCAACCAGAAAAGTCTTGAAATTTTTAAAAAAAGATATATAATAATACACAACACACACAGGAGTTAATTTATGTTTACACCAGATTTTTTCATTGATACCTTTCAAACTACAAAAAAAGTAGTCACAAATGCAGTTTTCAAAGACGCTACTTTGAACAAGGCTGCTCATAATTATATCGACGCACAAACAGCATTTGCCAAAATGATGACTCGCAATGCCATCGACCTGGCTAAGTATTCTGTAGATTCAGTATCTAAAGTACTGTTTCCGCAGACGGAGCAGGCTTCACAGGCTCCCTACAAAGTAGAAAAAGAAGCCGAATAAGACATACACACACAAGGAGATTATTATGTCAGACTTTAAATTACCAGAAATGAAAACACCAGAAGTTAAATTTAACAAGAACGGTTACGAGATCCGCACAGAGATCTTAGATATGGCTAAAGATATTGTCCAGGCCGAGTACACTTACAAGTGGCAAGGTTGGGAAATGTCTGCTCAGCGTGATGAGAAAACAGGACAGATCGTTAATACTGTAACTATGCCTGAGTTCCCAGGTCTAGACAAAGTTCTAGAGACTGCTGAAAAAATGTACGCATTTGTTAACCAAGGTGCAGCTAAGAAGTAATTATTATCCGCATAGCGGAATATTATATTAGTAATAAGAAAGGGCCTTAACTGGCCCTTTCGTTTATCTAACTTTAGCTAATCTAAAGAATCTAAGTATTTTAATATATTGCCAGCCGATATCGAACTCATACCAGCGTTTACTAAATTTAGCACTAGCTCCGTCGCCGTGGTGGTTGTTGTGTAATTCTTCCCCACCTATCCAAAACGCAATTGGCCATAAATTTCTTGATGTATCTTTAACATCAAAATTTCTGTAACCCCACCAATGGGCAGCACCGTTGATTATGCCTGCAGCCCATACGGGAATCCATAGCATTTGAACACCCCAGACCACGAATCCCACAGGGCCAAAAAGAACAAGGTCTATGACCAACATTAAAAGAATCCCTAGGCGACTGTGCGGAGTGTATAAGCGGTCTTCGATCCAATCGTCGGGTGTGCCCATTCCTAGATCGTAGACAAGTTTTTTGTTTTTGCTGGCTTTGTGATACAAAAAAGCACCGCCAAAAAGCACTCGCCAGATACCATATTGCTTAGGTGAATGCGGGTCTTCTGGAGTATCAGCAGCCTGATGATGCTTGCGATGTATGGCTACCCATTCTTTAGTAACCATGCCTGTAGTAAGCCATAACCAGAAGCGCATAAAGTGTGCAACTACTGGATGGAATACTACCGCTCTGTGTGCTTGGCTTCTATGTAGGTATAGAGTAACACACGCTATGGTGATTTGTACCATCACCAGGGTATAGATAATAGCTGTCATTAATAGTTCCCAGAGGCCAGAACTATTTTACAGATGTGTTCTAGTCGCTCAATGTGTTCGAAGGATCTCCAGGGAGTGTTGTCTATAGCGACCACACCATGCCCTTTAATTCCCACGATATCATACTTAATCTCTCCTGTCTGATCATTTAAACCCAAGTTTTTGTGGCATTCTGTGCCTAGCTCTTCTGATATAGGAGGTACATCGCCTACATTAGGTGCTACACGGGTATAACGGCTGAGTTCGGGAAAGTGCAGAGCAAGTTCACTTAATTCAATTCCTGCATGCATAGCCGCTACGATATATGTGGGATGTATGTGTGTTACAACACGAACTTCATCAGTGCCTATTTCTTTCTGCAAGCCAAAATGCAAAGGCATTTCACCTGTAGGTTTTAATCCTATTGAAATATCGCTATATGGCATTTCTTCCCAGCTGTAAAGCATCGATGCTGTACCTGCTCCACTGTTAATGGCTTTGTTAATCTTGATCTTTTTAAACTGATCAGGCTGTAATGTCTGCTTACGGACGCCACTCGGAGTCACATAGAAATGATCTCTGTCGTGATGGCGAATAGAGATGTTACCATCTCTGCTGGTAATCCAGTTACGCTTATATGCTTCTACTAATATATCACAAATAGTTTCTAACATTTATCTTCCTTTGCTAATATGGGATCGTTCCATACATTGCGGTTATGTACTACCGACTCTCGTAATAGTCGAAAAGTTTTTTCTTTATCTGTTTCGGTAAAAACAAAGTAAAGACTGTTCAAGGGAGGTCTCCCTGTGCTCTCGTCGTATAAAGATTTATACTCATAATAATGAGTAAGCCAGACTACCCGTCCGCTTGATACTCGTCTAGGTAGCCAGGCAAACTTACGCATCAGTGAAACTGTTCCTCTTCTGTTGAACCTTTGAGCGCCTGTGTTGATGCATCTGCTTCGATGGTAGTAGTTACACGATCAAAGTAGCCAGTACCAACTTCACGCTGGTGTTTGACCGCTTCGAATCCAATAGCAGCATTAGCAAACTCTTTCTCTTGCATTTCTACGAACGCTGTCATACCTTCGCGAGCATAACCGTGTGCCAGTTCAAACATACCGTTGTTCAAGTTATGGAAACCTGCCAGGGTAATGAACTGGAACTTGTAGCCCATGGCACCTAGTTCTCGTTGGAACTTGGCGATAGTAGCATCGTCTAGATTCTTCTTCCAGTTAAAGCTGGGTGAACAGTTGTAGGCTAACATCTTTCCTGGGAACTGCTTGTGGACTGCTTCTGCGAATTGCTTGGCAAACTGTAAGTCAGGCTTGCCTGTTTCGCACCAGACGAGGTCGGCATAAGGTGCGTAGGCAACGGCTCTGCTGATTGCTTGATCGATTCCGTTTTGAGTTCTAAAGAAACCCTCGACAGTTCTTTCACCAGTAAGAAAAGGCTTGTCATTGTCATCAATATCGCTAGTGATAAGGTCACCGGCTTCGGCATCAGTTCGTGCAATAACAAGAGTAGGCACCCCCATAACGTCACTAGCGAGACGAGCGGCAACAAGTTTATTGACGGCTTCTCTGGTTGGTACAAGGACTTTCCCTCCCATGTGTCCGCACTTCTTGGCAGACGCTAATTGATCTTCAAAGTGTACACCTGCGGCACCTGCGGCGATCATTGCTTTCATTAATTCAAAAGCATTTAGTACACCACCGAAACCTGCTTCAGCATCAGCCACAATGGGGGCGAAGAAGTCACGATCTCCGTGACCTTCCATCCACTGTATCTGATCTGCTCTGCGGAACGTGTTGTTGATCTTCTTTACCACTGCTGGTACAGAGTCCGCAGGATATAATGATTGATCTGGATACATTTCTCCGGCTAGGTTAGCATCACCTGCTACTTGCCATCCCGAAAGATATATGGCTTTGAGTCCTGCTTTGACCTGCTGTAGAGCCTGCATTCCTGTTAAGGCGCCTAGCGTGTTTACATAATCTTCTGTGTGGAGTAACTTCCACAATTTGTTGGCTTGATCGACAGCAAACTGATCTGGATAAACTCGTGAACCTTGTAAATTCACTACATCCTCTGCTGTGTAGGGTCGCTTGATCCCACTCCATCTGTCATTAGTTGCCCAA